CCGATTATGAAGCTGTAAAGAAACTGTGTGTCGCTCATGCCCAGCCCCTCACCATGTCCATACCCTTTTGCGTGATGGCACACACAATGCCCTGAGAGCCCGATGAGAGCGCTCTACGGATGCCCAAGTCCTCAATTAGTCCTATGGTGCGCAAGTCACTGCAACGCTTCCAGTAGCCCTTTATGTCGTGCCCGGCTAATGCGGCTCTCATGCCTGCTTCCTCATCGGTGAGGCCAAGGGTGGCTGTGGCGTACTGCTCGAGCAGTATCGCTCGATGGGTGCCTACCCGTATTGGGCTGGCTTCACGTGATGTGTCTGGGTCTGATGACCTGAACAGTGGTAAATCCTCTAAGAGGTAATCCTTCATGCGTGACATTTTGTGTTTCCTTTGTTAAAGCCTTTTGAGTGGCTGAATGTGACTATACAGACTTTTAGAAATCGGTGGTGGATACCCAATGGAAACAAAGTACCCACCACCTAGCCCCAGCATTGCTCAAACAATGGCTGGGAGTACTTACAGCTTCAACGCTCGAAAGACTTGCTCAAAATGCTCTGGTGTTTGCTTTGCCAGTTCAATATGAAACCAATTAGGCGAGCCTTGGTATGAGCCTGCATTGTCGTCAGCTGTAAAAATCTTGACACCAGCTTTGCCTTCTCCACGAGAACAGCGATAGCCAGCGCCGTATTCGCCGTAGGCGTACCAGTGCATTTCGCACAGTCCTAGGGCTTTGCTGTTGGCTAGAAACCAGTCCCAGATTGCACGTGCTTGGGTTTCGTCTTTGTATTTTAGATCAGCTGCATACCCGGTGGCGTGAACAGATAGCCCTGCATTGTTTCGCATTGGTCTGTTGGCGTATGTGCCTAGTGAGGTCATGCCCCAGCGTGCTTTGCATAGTTCTACAAGTTTTGCTGTGACTGGCTGTGTGGCTTTGCCATCCCATGATGGGTAGTACGGATAGACACGGTTTGTCATGGTGCTGGCGGTTTGTCTTTAAGTCCGTTAGCGGCCAGCATCCCAAGTAGGCCACCGGATAAAGACATTAAAAGTGGACTTAATAGGCCGAAGATTTCGCGGTCTGCTTCTGACATGATGCGTGGCTGGGTTACAAATAAAGTGCCGTAGATCATAAAGCCAATTGACATAACGAATACAACGGTTAGCCCGATGCCTACTACGAGGATTAGGCGTGCTTTTATTTCTTCGTTTGTGAGCCGTGGTCGTAGTTTCATTAGCAGTCAAACCCAAGTATTTCTTTAAGTGTGGTGGTGGTCATTGCCGATTCAACAGCGCCTAAAGCTTTGTTTTTGGTGCGTGTTTCTTGGTTGCATTGGCATTCGATTTTGTTGGTGTTGGCCGGGTCTTGGCATGGGTAGCGGAAACGGTCTGCACAGCCTGTGAGGGCAATAAGGGTGGCGCTAATCAGCAGTAGGCGTTTCATCATGATGTTCGATATCCGTAAACGATTGCGGTGCCAGCGATTGCTGACCCGTTTGTAAAGTCCATGCCATCAAACGAAGTGGTGTTTTTTAATATTCCCCCAGTTTGCCCGTTTTGCGTATTGTCTACATATTCGTTATTAAACATTGTTCGTCTTGCCACAAATGGGTTTAAGACATCAAGAACAAAACTAGCCGCGCCACCATCGCCATCAACACGGCCAACTGTCCATTGAGTTGTGTTATTCAATCCAAAGGTAGTAAATGCGCCACCCGTATATCCTTGCTCTGAACCAACCCAACAGTATTGAGCAGTTGTATAAGGCGTTGTGCCGTTTAACATTCTTCCTGTGATGTTTGCCGCCCCACCTGAATGGGTGTCAATGTTTACAAAAATGCGGTAGTTGGTGTAGGTGGCACTAAAAATAGATGTCACTTGGAAACTGGCTGTTGTGAAAGCCTGTGACTTAACAAACACCAGTCCTGAGTTAGCCAGATACGTATTTGTATCGGCAGCCGTCAGCACCTCACCCGTAGTAAACGTCTTTATAGCCATAATTAATATCCTAACTTATTGAAGTCGAGCCTGCCGTACACCGCATCGTTGAGTGTTAAATAGTTGTTTAAATCCTGAGAACTTAAATAAAACGTGGCAGTAGATTGCTCAGGCGTACCAGACCAAGTGCCACCCTCAATAACACACTGGTAAGTAGTGCCACGAAAAAGAACTGTAATTTGAGTCCCTATGTAGCCTTGCCCGTACTTGGGAAAGTCATTTTTTTGAGCGTTGAGATTGCAAGTTAAAGACAGAATGCGTAGCGCCTGCGTTTTGTATGTCTGCAATAAATAGTTGGCGTAATCGGTGGCTTGTGCAGTTGAAGCATTATGGGTATTAACTGCGTAGGTTCGGTATGGGATAGAACCGTCAGCAACTGTTACCGGACTAAACCCTTCAGGCGTGACCGTGACTTGGGTGTACCAGTTGTCAGCAATACTGGCAAAAGATATTTGGTTGTAAGGGTGGTTCTCGGCATTGTTTAATGTGTCGCTAAAGCCACCAAAAGTGGCTGGGATTTTGTAAAAAGCATTTACAGGGACTATAGAAGTTCCTATGTCAATCAATTTGCCATTCATGGTAAGAACTGTTTTATTAAGCCAATCTCCCCATGTGCTAGAGATTGTTGAGCCAGCAAACAATTGTGAATCGCCATACAGAGAATCGGTTGCAACTGTGTAACCCGATTGTGTGCTTGCGTTTACTGCTTGAGTTCCTAAAGTACCTGCAGGCATGGCATAACTACCACCTTGAACACGACCAAAGTTGGCAAAATATCCTTCACAATTTAGGGTCACATAATCTGCATTGCCAACCGAGCCAACGTAAGGGATTCCGTAATCAACATTAACGTCTGCAATTCTTCCTACCCATAGTTGTGCATAAGAGTCAGTGCCTAAGCGGCCACTAATTTGAATGTATGTACCTGTAACCCAGAAAGAGTTAGGGCTTGCGTAACCGTTTGGGTATCGCATAGTAATGTTTGCTGTGTCAGCGTTGTATTGGTCAAGAGGGCGTTGCCTGCCGTATGTGAATTGCACGTTTTGAACGTCGGTAGCAGTGTTTGTCATGGTGGCATAACTTGAGCCGTATTTTACCCTGTAATCAAAAGTGGTCATTAAAAAATGTTGCTCACTTTTATTGGGACAGACCCGTTTTGTCTCATGTAGGTTCGCAACGCATTAACCACTGATTGTGGATCGCCACCATTGACATTGATTGTGACACCACCATTGTTGCCACCAAAGCCCATAGAGCCAAGACGGTCGAGAGGAATTATGGCTTCGGGCCCGGACTCGCCTGCTGTAATGGTGGTAGCACGAGTGACCACGCCACCATCAGCCATTAAAGTACCCATGCCGCCGACATTAAAAGGAAGGCCAAAGTTTAGATTTCCAAGATTGCCCATAATAGATTCAAAATCTGCTGGACTAAATATCCCTGCTTCGGCAAGGGCTATGTCTGTTGCCGTCAAATTTGGATTAGCAAGCATAATTTCAGTCTTAGCAATAGTGTCTTGCACACCTTTAAGGAAATTGGTTGCCGAATTGACCCCTGCTTGGTAGTACTTTGTGGCTGCTCTTTTGCCCATATCATCCGCAAGTTTTTGCATAGCAGAAGAGAGGTCATTAGCCCTAAGAACACCGTCAGCAGAGCCAAGGATTTCCTCAGCAATAGCAGTACCGCCATCAACACCAGCAGCCAAAACCTGCTGTAACGCTGCTTCGTTGAGGTTGGCAGCCATAAGCCTGCTGACCAACTCACCAAAATTTTTGGCCTTGTCAGCTTGTTTGTTTAATGATTCAAAGAATGTCTGTGGTTTGGCTTGTGCTTTTGTTACTTCGTCAGTGGCTAAAGCAAGTTCGCCCATAGCATCAGCCAGAACTTTGGCGTAGTCATCTCGTTTGAAAAAATTAAAATCATCTTGGGCTTCATTAACTTTGCCTTGGGCTTCGGCTTGTTTGTCTAAAGCCTTTCGTAAATCAGTTGCATTACCAGATGCTTCGGATTGTGCGTCACCAAAATTAAAAGAACCAGTAACTGCAGCGCCTACACTTTTGCCAAAATCATCAAACGCATTTTGTGCGGTTTGAAGTTTATTTTTAGCATCTTCAAGCCTGACGTTAAGTCGGTCACGCAAAGCATCAGCAAGTTCGTCTATTTGTGCTTTAAGTTTGGCGGTGGCCTCTTTGCTTCTGGCTAATGCTTCGGCTTTTTTCTTTGCAGCGGCTGTGGATTTGTCTGTTGATTTTGTCGTGTCATCAACTTTTGTTTGAAGCAATTTTTCAAAGCCAGCCAATTCTTGAATCTTGTTGGTAATTCGGCTTGTGGCTCGTTCGTTTTGTTTCAGGGCTTGGGCTTGATTGCCTACATACTCATTGACTTTGCCAACAACAATGCCAAGGCCTTTCATTACTTGCGCAAAAGGCAGAACTATTACGGCAAGTTTGACAAATCGGTCTAGCCATTTGCCAGTGGAATCTTTAGCCTTGTCGGTGTTTGAGGTCAAATAAATTAGAACGTCTGCATAGTCGTTAAGGGTGTCTAAAGTTTCTTTTAAGACTGGCAAGAAAAGAACGCCCATTTGGGTTTGTAGGTCTTTAAGTTTGGCAGTAAAAGTACGTTGCTGGTTGGCTGCGTCTTTAGCGGTCAAGGCAAAGTTGCCCTGTTGCAGCGCTGTCTTTTCAAGAATTACGGCCTGAGCTGCAAGGCTTTTAATTTGTGGAGTCAGTGCCTCTTTAGTGCTTTTTACAAGCTCAAGGTCTAAAGCCTTTTGGCGCAAGGTGGCGTCATTTAGCAAAACGCCGTAACGCCTTAGCGGTTCAGCTTCGCCGCGTAGTCCAGCACCCAAGGCCAAGACTGCATCTTCTGGGCTGGTGTTGTTAAATGATGCCAAATCGCTTGCAAGTTGAGTGAACTTAATTGACATTGCCGTAAGGTCAGTGCCTGTCAATCCTGCTGCCTGACCGAGAACACCAAATGTTCCGGCCGCTTTTAAAGCTTCTGTTTTAGATTGACCTAGCTTTGAAGCAGCTGTGTTGCTAAAGGCAATAATGGAATCGCTAGCGTCACCAAAAATTTGTTGGGCCTTGCTGGTTTCTTCATTAAGGTCACTTGCCATTTTGGTTGCTTTAAAGGCAACGGCAGCCAAGGTAGTAAGAGCTGCAGTGGCTGGCACCATGCTGCGTTTCATGGCAAAAGCCACTTTGTCGCTGGTTTTTTCTAGTTGCTGAAATTGGCGTTGGGCCTGCTTTATGCCCTTGCTGTCAAACTCAGAGACAATGTTAAGAATTACGCTCATTTAAGCCTCATTGCACTATTGGTTTGCTTCATCACTTTATTAACTAATTCTTTTACTTGTGTTTGCACGTTAGAGCTAGCAGAAGCATAAGCCCTGTATATAACACGAGATGGGTTGCCAAACCTGTCAGTCAAGTTTTGCCCTAAAACGCCTTCACGGCCCATGTCAAATATGGTGGCTTGTGGGCTCTTCCATCTGATACCAAATACACCAAGGTTTTGCTTGTTGCCACTGTCCAAGACTTTAACTTTTTTGGCATTAGTAAAAGCGCTGATGTTCTTTTTAACGCGATTGTCTGACCAAGACATAATGTCTGCACCTGATTTGCCTGTCCATGACCTAGCCATGCCGGACAGCGGTGCGCCAGAAGGAAGCATTGTTTTGGCGTCTGTAATGACTGGCTGCACGATCTGTTTAAAGTCACGAGTGATTTGACGGCGCAGTTTTTTGTCAATGGTGTTGATTTCCTTCAAGGCTTCTTTAAGTCCTGAAAACTCCATTGTCACATCTACTGGCATTACTTCCGACTTTCGTTAATCATTTTGATGACTGTCGAGAGGTCGTCACTGGTGAACTCTATCTCATGAGGCCAAAACCCTGTGGCAATCAGCACCGCCGCTAGGGAATGTCGGTAGGTGCCTCGGAGAAAGGGCGGTCATTGTCCTCGCTTGCAATCTCAAGGGTCACAAGTTTCTTAATAAAGTCATCAAAAACAACGGGGACAATTATGCCGTGGGTTTGACAAGCTGACCAGCAAAGAAACGCTAAGTCCTCAATGCCAATACCGTTAGCCATCTCTGAGGCTTTAGTTTTAAACTTGCGTTCCCATTGTGTAACAGCCCAAAGGTTGGTGGTTACTGTAAATGGGCCATCGCCCATGTCAGCGCGTAGTTCTAATTTCATGTCGGGTTTCCTTTGTTATTTTTGTTATGAAGTTGCAACGCTATAAACGCCGCCCTTGAATGTCAAACTTAGACTTGACAATTCACCGAGCGTTGCGTCAATAACTGGCAAAACCTCAAGATATGTACCTGTCAAGGTAAATGCCGGGTTAGTTGCGCTAGTTGCAGAAGATGTTGGCTTCATTACAATGGTGGTCGCTGTACCGACAAGCGCTGCCAAAGTAGCGTAAGTCTCAGTGGCGGCATACGACATAAACAATTCAACAGCAAGTTCGTGGTCACCAAGGCCTGCTGTGTACACGCGAGAGGAACCACCAAAGGCAGTGCTTTCAAGCGCGTCAAATTTTACAGACAGTGTTGCTGATGTGGTTTGGTCTGACAAATCAACTGAGTTCACAGTGAGTGTTGGGTTGGAAAGGTAAGTGCTGGTAGCCATGTGATTTACTCCTCTGGAGATGTTTCTACTGTTTTAGCAGATTTGGTAAGTGATTTGTCGGATTTGATAAAGCCACCCTCAATGAGGGCGTCAATGTTGGTTTCTTCGGATGGTTCAAACTTGTCGCCGGGTGTTCCGATTCTTGAGGAAATGATTGTATACATGGTTTGCCTTACGCTGTCTGTGCCTGTACGGATACTACTAGGTCGTAGCAAGGATATTCTGCACCACCAATAAGGTAGGCAGTGGGCTGGCCGTTTATCACGATCACATTGCTTGAGATGACTTTGGCTGTGGTGCTGAGCAGTTGGCGTAGCACTGGCAAGTTGGCTGGGCCTGAGCCAAGCACCTTGATTGGGAACGTCACGTTAAGGATGTTGCCGTTGCCTGCAAAGGTGGTGAAGGATGGCGCGTCAATGAACACACAGTTAGGCACAATCTTGGTTGTGTCAGTAACAACCCTCAGCCCAGAGACTGTGGCTATCTTTGCTGCCACATCATCTATGGCTTCGTTGAGAAGGTCTGTGAAGGCCACTATGCCACCTGTGGGCGATGGATGCCCAATAACTGCTTAATGATTGGAGTCATCGCTGAGACGCTTGCAGTGCCCATTCCGTCAAAGGTGGCAAAGGTGTCTTGAACGGAGCCTCGGGCGCGCCACAGTGCAGCTGCATACATGAGAGTACCTAGCGTGACATCGTGGCCCGGTGAAGTTGTGAGGCTGTCAAAGTAGCCAGACTCTTGGCGGCGGCGATAGGCAAAGTCGTTAGCTGCAGCTCGGGCCTGAGTAGCAAGGGTGTAGTCATCTGAAGGATTCAAAATTTCTACGCCCAAATATGTGATCAGTTCCGCCACTGTTACCCACGTGCAGTTCTGCGTGTAAGTGATAGTGCCAGTGGCTGATGCTGTGCGATTAACGTCTGTGCCGGTACAAGGGAACAGCACCTGGTTAGGGATGCTGACATTGCTGTCAAATAACAGATCACCTTCAGTGTCTATGCCGATGTACTCATACTTGGGCATGGCATAGACCACAAAGGTGCCGTTAAAGGGTGCAGCAACACTGGCAACAGTGATGGATTGACCCACCTCTATTTCAGTATCGGTCAGTGTTTGTAGCACTGCATAGTTGTCTAGCAGTTGCTTAAAAGTGACTGTGTATGTAGCCATCGGCGGTAGCCGCCTTTCTGACTAGGCGATTACAATGCCCTGAATGAAGCTTGACTTAGCAACGAAAGTTGCAAAGTAGCCGTAGTACGAGAATGTGCGAGACAGCGTTGATGGGTTCGCAATGCTGAGAACGCCTTGCTGTGCTTCGTAGATTTCGTAGCCCGGTGCGTAAACAACAAGCATTGTTCCAGAAGCAAAGTTGTTATCCACAACAAGGCTGAGGCCCATTACATCCATGCCTGTGTACTGCAAGCCACCTACGCGACCAAGTGCGTTTTGTCCGATAACACCATTGGTGGTGTAACCAAGAACAGGGCGCTTTGAGCCGTCAAGCTGGCTGCCCAATTTCTCCCAGACGTCAGGACTGACGCAAAGATGAGTTGGGAAGTAGTTGCTGTCCTCAGCGATTTCGCGTGCTGCGTCATACAAAGAGTTAATCAATGATGTTGGGTTGTCAGCGGTAACAGTCCATGTTGAGCCTGATGCTGTTTTACCAGATACCAAGTTGTCAGCTGCAATGTTGTCCGTTGCAATGAGGTACTCACCAGCAAGGTCATTAAGGATGAGGTTCATTGATGCAGGGTCTGTAAAGTCCATGTCTTGCATTGTCAAAGTGACCTGACCAGCAACAGTTGTTTTAGTAACTGTGTTAGAAGCAATGACCATTGTGGTAGCGCTTACTGCGCTGCCTTCGGTCTGTGTTGCTGCACTGGTGTGTGTCGTGATTGTCGGACGAACAAAAGTCTTGCTTGGTGTGTTTGGCATTGCGCGTGCACCAAAAGCAGAAACAACTGGACGAACAAAGTTTAGGTCTTGAAACAATGGCCCAAGAACTGGCACTGGCAAAAGTCCTGGTGTATCAGTCGTAAGAACGTCACCAGCAGCTGCTTGAAGTGCTGTCTGTTGGTCACGCACTGCTTCTTTGTATGCAGCGTTTACATTGTGGAAAGTGTCGCCACCTGCGTGCATTGCTGCAAGATATTCGCCGGGGGTTGGCATAACAAATTTGCGCTTTGGCTGAGCAAAAATTGATGATGCTTCGATGACTTCTGGAACTGGGGTTTCTGACACTTCGGTCTCCTCTGACTCTGTGGGTTCAGGCTCATCGGGTGCCGTTTCTGTATTATTGCTTACTTCATCCTCGGATGTGGGGATACTCGCTGCAACATCTGTGATGGTAGCACCGCTAAAGGCTGGCTGTGGTACAAGTGACAGCTCCATCCAGTCGGCTGCTTCCACGATCATGACACCATCTTCGTTGTAGGTAAACTTGGTCGGGTTTACGCCTACCGATACCGAGTCAAGTACGCCATCGGCTGCAAGCACCAGTGCTTCATCGCCTAGGGCTGTGGTTGAGACTTTGGCTGTGAAGTACATGGCTTCTTCGTCATCGCTTCGTTCTGTTACTAGGCCGATGGCTTGGCTGGCATCGTGGCTCATGTAAAGCTTTGGCGCTTTGCCTTCTGTTGGCAGTGAGCCGGGCAGGAAAGTAACGGTCTGACCACCTGACACTGTGGCCTCAACATTGTACGGAAGGGCAATTCCAGTGATGGTGCGCTTAGGGCTGCCGTCTTGTGCGGCATCGATTGAGAATGTGGAACTGGTAAAGCGCATCATGCGAGTGACTCCTGGGTGTTTTCGTTAGGTTCGGTGTCGGGCATTTTGTCAGCAACGTAGTTTTCTTCTAGGTAACTATCGGTGTCAAACTTACAGTAGGTGCCACGTGGCAAGACGTTATTCATGCTGAGTGTGGCCGCAATGCAATCGGCGTAGGGCTTTACGCCAAAGATGTACAAGTCAGCGCGTGACTGCTCACTGCTGGTGTAGGCATAAGCACCAGTGGACACGCCTACAAGGTAGGGGGGAACACCACATAGGCGCGCCAGATCTAGTGCTGAATACTGTGCCGATTCAATCATCAGCATCTTGTCCGGTGTGGCAGTGCTGGCTTCGTAACTTAAGAACTCGTTAAGCACTGCGGTCTGACTGGTAAGTCGAGCCTCTTGGAAAGCCGCGCCAATCTCTGAAAGTTCCTGCGCGCTTAACGGCTCACCGCCAGTTTGTTTCAATACGCCACTAGGCAGGCTTGACTGTGCGTTCTTGAATCTGCTTTGTTCAACTTTAAGAGCTGTAGAGATTGTCTGGTCAGAGCTGTAAACGATGCCTTGAATGGGGCTGAGAAACTGGATGACATTGCGGTAGTCAAGTTCGTTGCCGGCAAAGCTGATGGACTTGGAAGGATGAAAGAACACTGGGCCTTGCTCATCCAAAGTGGTGATAGACCCTGCAGGCAAGCGCTGAAACTTAGACGGGAAGCCATCTTGTGTGCGTTCTGTGACGTACCAAAAGGCGCGGCCATAGAACAATAGATCGTCAAGAGTCCATGCCATTAGGAAGTTGTAGGTCACGGCTGGGTCTGGCTGGCGTAGCCAAGAACGTGGAGCCAACGGTATTTCTTCCATTTCGCCTGTGGCATCGTTAAACATTTCGCCGTACATCTTCAAGGGCATACAACCAATAACTGATGCAAGCAAGTCACGTGATCGGGACACGGTAGCGATGGTCATGGCGCGCTGGCGCGCTGCACCTTCTTGGTAGTTGTAGAAGTTGTCGATTGGGTTTTTGCTTATGCCTGCTGGCGCGTATCCGACAGCGGCCTGCACTGACGGCACAGAGATTGCGGCTTTGGTGACTGGCTTATTGAAAATACCCATAGCGGTAGTATGCCACTTTCTGCCGGGTGTGTGTGGTACTGCCCTGCTCATCCCGACAACGGTCAGAGCAGTACCGCCCACACTTTAGCGATTAACAACAACCATCATTGGCTTTGTCTTTTGTTTAGGCTTTGACACTTGCGCTACAGCCCACACCATGCAACGGCACAGCTCTATCGGCCCGGGTGACTTTTGGGAACTGAGTACAGCGCCAGAAGGCACTTTGACAAGTACCGCCCTACCGCAATGGTCAGCCAGCAATGTTTCGCCGTGGTGTTTTACATTGCCCTCATGGATCATTGACCTAACCAGCGT